GGTCATGAGAACCGTCTATGGTAGTGTATGCGTCCATAGTGACTCCAGCTGCTTCGATTTGTTTCTGTTTAATGAACACTTGTTTTTTCTCTTTTTGTATACGTCTTAAGAATGCGTAGTAACAAATTTGAGTAACGTATGCGAATGCATTGTTAGATTTTTCAACATTAAAATTATTGATATACTGTAAACAGTTTTCTATTGCGTCACAAATCATTTCATCTCTATAGGTATAGTTAATGAAGTTTGGACGTGTGGATAAGCGAGTCGCAATTTTGTAAATACATTCACCAATATATTCAGTCATTCTTGGTGGTTGTTTACCTTTTTCTTCTGCAAGTTTAACGGACGCATTATACTCCGCAACGGCAGCTGTAAACTCTTTATTATTTACGTAATGTTCCGCTTGTTTCTTATCAGTGGTTTTTTTAGTCATGTATCTATTATATGTTAATACTTACTAATATGTAAGAGGCTTTCTAGTATTTATTTAACTAGAATACCTATTAGTTCGTCATTAAGTCAATAACCCAAAAATTAAACAACATGAACATTAATGTTCCAAATTGTAGTATACTTGCAATTACAACAAATGTTAATGCTCTGTCGCCCCACCATTTGCCTTCTGTTTCATGCCACTCCTTAATTTGTTCAGGAGTTGCCTCTTTGTATGTGTATTGTTTTTTCTGTTTAGTCATGTATCCATTATATGATATTACTTAGTAATTTGTAAGAGGGTTTTTTTTTGATAATTTATGAAAAATCCTCTAGACAAATCTAGATTCTAATGTAATAATAGCAATGCGCCCGAGCAGCTTATATCAGTATTGATTCATTGCCAAATACATAATAATAAATGGTATTGCAATAGGAAGAGACATGTATGTTATCATTTGAACCGCATCGCAGAAAACACAAACTGTTTTGTTTTCTCTTAGTCCGTCAACTCTTCGCACCATGCTCTTCATTGCGTATGCAATTGAGGTCATGGTTTCTCCTATAATTCGTAGTGATAAGGAAATATAACTAATTGTTATATTATTCCGTTTTATTTATAACTGTAAAATTCCTAACACATAATTCTCGGCGGCCGACTCTGCGTAGGATTCTGAATGGTTTTTATAGATAACATCTTGTTTCCATACTTTGTCTTCATAGTAACGACAACCATATCCATGGTCAGTTAAATATACTTCTGCCTTTTTAGAATTATCGGAACTCCAATACTGGTGTAGTAAGTGGTCAAAATTTTTCATTCCTTCTTCCATTAGTGTAATATTTTTTTACCTTTTGCTACAAGGTGTTGTTCGTATTCTTGTTCTAGGTCAAACTCTTCGTCTTCCAAGATTTCAAGTCTTCTTAATTCTTCGGGTGTGATTGGGCCACCTGTTGCATCTATAATTGACTTCATTGCTTTATCAACATAGGTTCTAATGTCTTCTGAATATTCCTTACCTGACTTAACTGGTATGGTTCCATTCTCTACCATTTCTAACCACCTAGCAGATGCACTATCATAATAACTAACGAATTGCTCGTTAAGTTTATTTCTGTGAATAATATCAACATTACCAATAAACAAAGTTGGTTCTGCACTCAAAGGTGCATACGGTATAAAAGTTGATAAGGTATCGTTTGTAGGTGTCAATGATAATTGACAAATCATAGGAAGTGTAATGTGTATTCCTTCCCCCGTATCTCTAACCATACCAACTATATCCAAACCAGTTTTAAGTTTTACAACCTCGTATCTGTTTGGTGCTAGTGAAGTTACGTTGTCCATATTAGTATTTAGGTAGTTCATAATTTAAATTGTTTAATGTTGTAAGGAAAGTTCTCTTCGTTATAGATATTTATACGGTCTTTTAAATGTCGTAATGTGTAGTTGTCTCCCCATAAATCGTCTGCAATATCAAACAACCTAAGTGATTCTTTACCATTACCTTTTCTCAATCCACGTCCAATAGATTGTAAGTTTCGTATTCTTGATTTAGAAGGCGAAGCAAAAACTATGTTATCAATCTTCTTTATGTTAACACCTGTGCTAAAGGTGCCGTATGAAGCTAGGATAACTGCGTCATCTTGTTTCTCCACCAACCCTCTAATCTCTTCCCTATCTTTTGTATCTGTTCCACCATAAACATAATGTAAATTTTTTACCCTGTCTTTCATTATGTGGTGTAATATGAATCCATGTTTCTCTACATACTGAAACAGACAAAGCGTATTTCCTTTTAGTGAATAAATTAGATTACATATAAAGTCATTTCGTTTTTCATTACTTACGAGGTATTCCATTTCGTCTTGATACTTCACCTTAGACATTTTTTCATGTTCTAAAATGATAACATCAATATCGATACTTGCAATAGTCCCCTCTTCAATAAGGTCAGAAGTGGATACAACCTTACTTGCAGGCCCAAAAAGTCCCTCTAATTGTAGCCTATGGACTTCTGTTCCGTCTAATGTTCCTGTAGTCCCAAAACGTATTGAAGTATTTCTCATTTTTTCCAAGATACCTTTTAATACATTTGCTTTAAATAAATGTGCCTCGTCTCCAACAACTACTTCAAATTTTTGTAATACGTCAACAGGTGCTTTAGATAAAGACTGCCAAGTTGTAATCGTAATCTCTGAATCGAACACAGGTTGACCACTATAAATTTTACAAATCTTTTTATCATATCCATACTCTACAAAATCTTTTGCCATTTGTTCAACAAGTGAAGTAGTCGGAACTATAACAACGGTCTTTTTATTATAGTATCGTGCTAACATATAAATGATTAATGACTTTCCACTTGCAGTAGGTGAGACTAAAAGTTTCCTACCATACTCCACACTCTTTTTAAATGCGTCTATTTGATAGTCTCTAGGTTCAAATGGAAGGTGTAATGATTCGATAAACTCTACAAGTTCGTCTTCACTCATTACATTTTTTTGAACAACGTCCGCTTCTACTTCATGAGTATATTTTCTTTCGTCACAGAATTCAGCAATGTATGGCAGTAAACCAATATAAATTTTGTGGGTTTTAATACTAAACAGATAAACTTTACCGTCCCAACGTCTGTTCTTATAGGAAGGCATAAATTTTGCGTTAGGAACTTTAAACGAAAAATAATCGTGTAGGTCTTTTGCAATTGAGTCGTCACACGAAATCTTCATAAAGACTTCATTGACTTTAGAGATTTTTAAGTCCATGGTGGGCCATTATACCAACCAACGATTGATATTCTCGTTCCTCTTGTTACTGGCGTTACTTGGTGATATACCCAACTTGGAAATAAACAAATTGAACCTATCGCTTGTGCACTAAAGGGTAATGTTCTAATCGCTGAATCGATATCAAGTTTTTTATCACGAAACTTTATTCTGTCATATTGTGGATTGGGTTCTAACCACTGAAACTTACCACCTTCATAATCTAAAGGGTCTGATAGTTGTATAGTCATACTAATTTTTCTATGGTGTGGCATTCCTGTATCATTCCGAATCTCACCACCATGGTCAGTATGCCACGTATAAAAATCACCTGTAGGTAAGTGTGGATTGTGTTCATAAATTGTATACTGATAATTCTCTACAAAGTCTAATGTAAAATTCCATTCACACTCAGACATTCCTTGATTTACTATCGCATGAATTTTTTCATTGATATTATCAGGCATTTGATATGGGCCAGGCGCAGTAAACCATTTTACTTTCGATTGTCTTATTTCATTGTTTACACCAACTTCTTCGTTTTCGGGCGGACTGTCAGGGTCTTCCTGTCCATGACCTGTTCTACCCATATCCAAAGGAACTGTTTTAGCATGTTGATGAATTTGTGCAACCTCTTCTTTAGTAAAGTATTCGGGTGCTGTATACATGTAATTTTTGAGTATCATTGTCCCGCCATGAATTTACGCCAGTCGATTGTATTTTTGATTGTTTGGTGTCTCCAAGTGATATTTTGCATACACTCTTTTAAGAAGTTGATAATGATTTTCTGATACTCTACTTTACCACTCATTCTCTGTAAGTCTTGGTCAGCGTTATACCATACCTGCATATCATTCTTCATGACTTTGAGACCGTCAAATGGGTCGTCTTCCCAACCAAGTTCTTTGATTTGTTGTTCAGACATTTTTCCGTTATACCATAACCACTTATTTTTAAGCAGGGTATTGTATTGGAATTCTAGATTTTTCAAGACCAATATATTATCGGTCAAGAATTCTTGATATTTTGCGTGTAGTTTAGGGACTTCTAAAGACGATTTATCTAGTTCGATATCGTCAATTTCACAATCCTTAGACCACTCCTTTCTGAGTTCTTCTAAGTTCATACTATAATTATATCACGAAAAGTTGTTTTTAACTAGTGGTTCCTATCTCATAATACGTAAATCTAAAGTCTACGCTACATACGACAGCTTCACCACTCTCTCCTGATGCAAGTTCCAATCCACTTAGTGACGTTGGAAATGCGTCATAAAATTTAAAGAATCTGTTTGGTATATTCTTATTAGTATTTAGTACGAGTGTAATCATGCTATATTGGTTTAGGTCACCACTTGCACTTGAAAACTGGTTTGTTGCAGTTGCAGTTGTACCTGTAAGAGTTTTATATTTACTTGGGTCTTGTATTGGAACAATAGAATCCATCCAATCATAAATCTCTTTAAAGTTTTCTAAGTCTTCGTCTACCAAGAATGATACAGATAACTTCTCAAATTCAACTTTATCGCCTGGAAAATATGCGTCTATTCCAATACCTGCTGGCACAGCAGTTTCACTAAAAGAAATGCCAGGCACGTTTGCGGTTCTCACGAAATATTCCACAGTTGGAACTTTGTCTATGAGAAGTCTAAAGTTGTTCTTTTGAAGTATAGATTTATTAATCGTAGTCATATACCTATTTAGGTATTTTTAAACTACCTTAGAACTTTGTTTGCGACTTTGTTGATTCTTCCTGCCTTCATAAGTTTATGAATTGATAAGTCATTTAATAAAAGATATATTCCTACAAATGCCCACGGTAGCATCAACAATATTAGTATATTGTATATGTTTTCCATATTAGTATTTAGACACGAAAGTGTCACATAATTGTCACAATTGAGACACGAAAGTGTCGATAGATTGCACTTTTATGTACATATAAATGTAACATGTACACATAATGAACACATAAAAAAAGGGGAACCCTAAAGTTCCCCTCGTGATAGTTCTCAATCTGCACGAATGATTTGTATCACTCGTATTTAGAACATTAAGCAACCCATTTAACACCACGGTATACACCCGATGTTTGAGTTGACTTAACATTTTTGAGAACACCATGCTTCTGTCCTCTATAGACACCTTCAAAACCTTTACGTTTTGGAGTTTCTAATTCAGACGGATTGTATGAGATACCTCTATATTTGTTAGTCATATCATCTCCTATTCTAATTAATTAAAATAAAAAATGCGTTCCTTCGACTTTCGGTCTCGTTCGGCTGACTGCCTACTTGCTTGCCTTTCTT